CCGCCGCGATCAGCAGCAGCGCGAGCGTGTCCAACAGGGTCGTGATTATGGCGGTCACCCGATCGACTCCTCAATGTCGTAGTCGGCCTCGTCCGAGTCCAGCTTTTCGCGTAGGGCGTTGGCCAGAGCCGACACACCGTCGATCTTCTCAGCAGAGTTGTTCTTGGCCGGTTTGATGTTGTCCGACGTGTCGACCGCAACCGCCAGGTTGTCGATCATCCACCGCATCACCGGGTTACCGCCATGCATCAAACTCCCGGTGCCGTCCTCCTGCCTCGTCAGCACCAAGCGTTGCATCTCCCGCATCGGGCCCGTCATCGTGGCGAACCCCTGCGATATCGGCACGCAATCGATCCCCTCATCCTGGAGGTTGCGCACCACATCGTTCGATCCCCATCGGTCGTAGCCGACAGTGGATATCTCGAACACCTCCGAATCGGCAATGATCTGCTTCCAGATAGCCGAGTTGTCGACCACGTTCCCCGGTGTCGTCCGGAGGAACCCCGCCTTGTGCCACACCGTGGCGTTGCCGGAGGTGCGCCGGTCCAAGTCCTCCAGTCGCTCCTCTGGGATCCAGAACCGCCACAGCGCCGTGACTGTGTCCTTGGCCCGGTCAGGGAAAAGCAAGCAGAACGCCGTGATGTCCTGAGTGGACGCCAAGTCCAGACCGCCGATACAGGCACGACCACGGAGGGCAATCTCGTCCACCATGCCCGCAGAGGCGTCCCAGTCCTCCAGCCGGATATGCCTTGTCTGCTGCTTGGTGCGCAAGCCGAGGTGCAGGCGGAGGTATGTGGCGTAGAACGCGGGCGACTGCTGCGCCTTGGTCGCCATGTCCTCCAGGAACGCCCGCGTAGGCGACACCCCGAAACCGGGGTTCGAGAGCTTCCACGCCTTCTCCGAGAACGGGTCGATCCCGCGTTCGACCATGTCCGATTCGGACTCGGCCACACCCCAGATCACTCCGTACAGGGACGGATCCTGGAGAACGCCGCGAGCGATCTTCTCGATCCGTTCCCGCTTCTCCCCGTAGATCGAGCCTGGCTTGCCCTCGTCCGGCGTGGAGATGAACAGGATCAGCGGCTGCGTCCGCGCACCTACGCCAGTCTCGATCGCGTCGATCAAGTCACGGGTTTTGTGTACGTGCACCTCGTCCACGATTGCGGCATGGATGTTCGCACCATGGGCAAGAGCGGCCGAGGACGACACAGCCTTGAAGCTGGATAGCGTCGACTTGTGCACGATCGACGAGGAGTAGGGGCGGAAAAACCGCTTCAGGGCAGGAGATCCGTCGATCAGGTCCTTGACGGGCGAGAAACAGAGCTTGGCCTGTTCCATGCCCGCGGCAGCCGCGATAACCTGCGCGCCGCTCTCCCCGTCCGCCCCCAGCATGTACGTGGCAAACCCGCCGCCAAGCGTGGTCTTGCCGTTCTTACGTGGGACGTCCACCCAGCACTGTCGGACGATCCGAACATACTGGTCCGCCTCATTGGACCACTTCACCCACCCGAACGTCGGGGCGATGATGTAGGCGATTTGCCACGGGTCCGGGTTGAGCGCGCGGCCCTCCGCGGCCCATCGACCCTGCGTATGCTTCAACTCCCCATACGCCGCAAGGACTTTGTCGACGCGTTCCGGGTCGAATGCGGCCCCCGGAACGTCGCGGGGCTCTGGCGTCTTCCACAGCGGGATCTGCCACCCCTCGGGCAGGGGGTAGCCCCGATCCTGCATATACCAGGCAACCTCGGGCGAGATGAGAAGGTCTTCAGGCGTCAGGGTTTCCGCCATGTCGACCTCCCATCATCACGCGTAAGCAGAGCCGCCAGCGGCACCCTTCGGGTTGTTCTCCATGCGAGCCAACGCAACCTCAGCCGCAGGGGTCAGCCCGAACTCGTTGCACCACTGCCGGAACTCGCGCGCGGCATCCGACTCCACCCGGATCCAGGGCGCCACACCCCAGCCCTGCGAGGTGCGCGCCAGCAAGCCGCCAGCGTTCGGGATCCCCTCCGCCTCGGCCTCCTGCTCGTCCTTGGCGGCCTGCGCTTGCCGGTGCCGGACAGCGGCACGCCACCGCGCGTACGCCTCGCATCCCATGCGGAGAGCGAACCCGTCCAGTTCCTTGATCATGCCGATGCGACCCATGTCCTTGACGAGCATCTCCCACAACTCCACCGCGTCCTCCGACAACCACTCGGGGCGCTCCGGCAACGTCCGCCGGAAGTCCGGTGGCGTGGGGATCGGCTTGCCCTCCTGATCCGTTGGACGGCCGTCACGGGTCTGTCCGCGGCCCTTCACGAGCTTCAGTGGGACCGGGTCATTCCTGCGGGTCATGGTTTCCTCGCTCTCACGGCAACGAAAAGGGACACCACCCGTACCGAAAGCCCCCTAACGGTACGGGTGGTGTCCTAGGTCTCCAGGATCGCGTGCCCGCACCCCGACAGTGTGGAACGCGCTCGACTGGAGACGTAAGGGAGCGCGGTACCGGCCCGACCGTCGGTACCGCGCTCGTCTTGGTTGTCGGGTCTAGTGCACTCAGGCGCGCACCTGCTCCTCAGTCATGCCGCCGTAGATCATGCACCGTCGGGATCCCGGCGAGGGAGATCCAGCGAGTAAGACCGGACGTTGTGCCACGGGATGTGGGTCCGTGACGCGCCCTGCTTTTCGCGCCACATGAGCCCGTCTGTCCTTTTTGCCCACGACGCGCTCCCCTCCAGTTTGTAGTACCTGAACTCGCCGTCCATGAACTCCACCACCAATTGCTTGGCGGGCTCGGGGTAGAGCACGGCCTCTTCGGCAACGAACGGTCGGTGGATGTGGCAATTCATGATCGCCGTGGTGCCGCGCGGCACCTCAACCTCTGCCACAAGAATTTCGTTGGGGTTGTAGCCCATCTCGTCTGCGCCAACGCCGCCCGTGATGTCCACCCATCGGCAGCACCCATCGGAGGGATCCGCCAAGATCGCATAGCGTTTGTCCTTGGTCGGCGATGCGGGAGGCAGGTCCAGCGTCCCGCCCCAGTTGTCGGGGCCGACCGCCAGAACCGCCATCCGTGGCACCTGGCACGACGTGACGCTGTAGTAGTCCGAGGCGTTCATTCCTTCACCGTCCCCTGCTCGTCAGCGACCTCAAGCCGCGCCCGGTCAACAAGCGGTGGGCGGTGGGAGCTGGACGGCGGCATGGCGGGCTCGGTCGGCAGCCGGTCCGTCGTCCGGATCGGGAACCGAACATCCATCGTGACCCCCAGGCCGCGGTACCCGGTCACCCCGTGCACCTGACGTAGGGGTGCGCAGGCCTTGAGTCGCCTCCTGCGCTCCCACCAGCGTTCAGGCCGCCACTCCACCCGAGCCGCCGTGTAGCCACCGCCAGAGGTGCGCTGAGGGTGCATTCCCAGCGATACGAAGAAGCGTCCACAGTCGCAGCGCCACACCGTGCCGCGCGGGAACGTCTTAACCTCCGCCACCGGGAGCGCCTGGAGACCCCAGTCCCGCTCATCAGAAGAGGGGCAAAACACGCCGGGTTGGCAGCGGTGGCCAGGCGGTACACCACGCGGCCCGTCATCGCGGACCGTTCATGCGGTAGGAAGACTCGTCCGCAGCCACGCCGCCTACCTTGCCCACCGTGTCGTCCCGCAGCGCTTCCAAGGTCACGTTCCCCAGGTGGAGATTCCGCCCCTGGAAAGCGGGCCGCCTGCCCCTAGCGATGTCTTGCGCGTCCGCGCGACCCCACTGGTAGGCCTCGCGTGCCAGCGTGGCGGGCGTCCACGTCCGGACCACCTCCTTGTCCGGGTCGTGCATGTCCGCGCGCCTGGTGGTCCAGGAGATGTCACGCGGGTGCGGTGCAGGCGGAATGTACGCAGGGTGCGCCAGCGAACCATCCTGGTTGCGACGCCACGGCACCTCAACCAGCGGCACATTCGGCGTGGGCACAAACACCTGACTCCAGCCGTCGCGGGCGTTGTACGACCACATGCCGTTGTCAGGAGTGGCTACGTAGACGGTGTTCGACTGCTCCAGCTCGCGCGACTCAGCGAGTTCCCTGCGCCTCTCCGCCAAGTCCTCCAGCATGCGCACCACTGCGGGGCCAGGGCGCAGCGTGTCCGCGATCTCGTACGCCACACCCTGCCAACAGCCGTCACCGAACTGCCCCAGCGACGGGTACGCCGCCAACAGTTCAGCCTTCCGTTCGTCATTCACCGTCGGGGGCCTTTCGTCGGGGTAGAGCAGCCGTCATATCCGGCGACTGGTAGCGGGGGCCCTTCAAGACCTTGCCGTCCGCGCGCATGATCGGCTGGCCGTCGGGATCGAGCTTGCTCATGTTCGACGCGTGCACCACACGGACCGCCTCGTCCAAGTCGATCCCCAGCGTGAGCGCGGCGCCGTACGCCACGTAGACGAGATCCGCGAGTTCCTTGGCGACCTCGGCCAGCCCGGCGCCGTCGACACCGAGCAGGGCGTCTCGCGCCTCCTTGGCCTCCTCGTGGATCAACAGAGCACGCAGGCTGTTGTGCGTTCGGGTCGCGTCATTGATCGGGCAGCCAGTGGCCACATGGAACTCACGCACCATGGCGATCACGTCCGACGGGGCAGGGGTCGCAGGGGTCTTGCTGCATTGGTGGGCCGCTGCCGCGGCGTTCACCAAGCCCAATTCAACTTCATCCATGGACACCGAAGACCCCAGATCAAGCCATGAAAAGCAGCCGTCGCACCGAACCTCCACCTGCGGTGGCCAGCCGTACTCGACCACCACGCGGAAGGTTGGGGACCAGCGCCCGCGGTCAGCCACGGCCACCCAACCCGTCGGTCGACTCTAGGCCCGCCAAGCGGTCAAGGCGCTCCCACTCGGCCAGTAGCAGCGCACCCGCCTTGGCCAGTTCGTGGCGCCGCTCCGCCAGGCCGCTCCATGCGCTCGTAACGCTGGGCTTCCACTCGGAGGCTCTCCACGGCCAGAGGTACGGCACGCCGCCGTCACGGGCCCACATCGGCAGGGCGTAGCACGCGGCAGCCTGCGCGAGCTGGCCCACGTGGTGCCGGTCGTCGTGCTCGACAGTGTGCCCGCGGCGCAACTGCTCGGCACGCTCGCGAGCCACCGCCTGGAGCAGCGTGTTCCCGGACAGGAACCGGCGTACCCGGATCAGGCTCTCGGCCTGGCGTAGCTGCCGCTCGCGGCTCTGCTGCTCAAGCACCTCGGGTGGAGTGGTCGGGTTCGGACCGGGCATCTTGGGGGCCTTTCATGGTGGTTACTGATCAGGGGCTTAGCTAAACCTGCGCTCCACGCCTTCGTACCAGCCAGACGGCCGAACGTTCCGACGCTTCAACCCAGGCAGGCTCTCGTTCTTCCGCTCGTCCAGCATGGCCACGATCTGCTCCCACTGTGGCCACGTAGCGCGCACCTTGGCCACGTGCTCGCGCAACTCAGGCTTGAGCCAGAAGAACTCGCCAATGCCGGTGCTGAGGTGCTGGAACCTGCGGTGCGCTGCGCGCTCCTCCTTGTACGAGCCAGGGGACGCGACCAGCACCGAGAACACCCCCGTGGCCCTCTTGGTCAAGGCGCTGAAGCGGGTGCGCGGGGAAGTCGTGGTTCCGATCTTGACGGTTTGGCCGCCGTCCAAGCTCACGTAGTAGACGACCGAGGTACACGGCGGAACTGGCGGGAGCGGAGCGGGACTCCCCTCAATGCGCGCCAACCCGAGGCTCTCGCGGACGTCTCCGAGGTGCTGCGCACACAGCGCCACGGGGCCGAGCCGTTGACGGGCTGGAGTCCAACAGCCGGGAGCGCAGCACGGGGGCTTGCGGGTAACCTGGGCCATGTCGACCTCTCACCTGGGTTGGCCATCCCCCGGGAGTGTTAGCGCACTCGCCGGGGTTCTTCGTGCTCGCGACTTTACCAGCGTTCGGAGTGCCACGTTTCCGCAGGTCGCATCACGGCCACCTGCGGAAACAGGGTCAGTCCTCGGAACGGCCCTCCTCGTTCGGGTGCGGCGGACCCACCACGAACGGTCGGGGGTACAGCGAGGCGTGGTTCCTAGCCCACGGTGAAGCCGAGGCCGCGGCCTTCGGATCGATCACGGGCAGCAAGCCAGTCGGGTTCCTGACCTGCGCAAGCTCCTCGCCGAAGACCGCCCGGAGCAAGCGCTCCTCACCGTCGATCTGTCGGCACATCTCCGCCACCTCCGCATCCAGTGCTGCGCGCTCCTCCGGGCTCATGGCGTCCAGGCGGGCCCGGATCTTGGCGATGTATTCCGCGGCGTCCGGGAGC